CCTCTTTTGTGAGTTTTTATTGAAAATTCTTAATTATAATATAATTTTATAATTGTAAAATAAAACAATTATTTTTTAATAGGTAAAAAAAAAGCCACAATTAAGTGGCTCTTTTCTTTTAATATTTCTCCCTAGTTATTTTGCGTAAAAATGTATATCACCATCTACATCTTCAATTACAACTTTTTTCTGTTTTATTAAAGCTGCTAAACAGCCACCTATTTGATATAAATCAGTATCTATATTATGCTTATGTTTTAATATACATTGTATATCTCCAATATCCACCATATGCAAGTCGTATTTATCTTCATTTAATCCAAGCTCTATAATTTGATGTATTAATTTTAAATTTTCCATTTTTTTGTTTCTCCCTAGTTAATTGAATTTAAATGTTGTATTAAAACTTCTTTTGCTTCTTTTAATGTTTCGCAAAATTCAAGAACTTGCCAATCATACGGTGTAACTTCATTATTTAAACTAATCTCAAATTCTTCTGTTTCATAAACAATCCAACTGCCGTTATATTTATATATTTGATAAAATGTATTACCTAATTTATAATCATACTGACCTTGACATTTGTCCCACATTATTTCATTTAAATTTTTCATTGTTTTTGTTTTTCCCTAGTTATTTAATTGTGTTTCCCTTAACACTATAATAACTTAATATATCTTTAAGTTATAAAGCAACTATTTTTATTTATTTTTTTCCGATTTTATGATTTGTCCTTTTATTCTTACCAAATATATTTATTAAAGCTTTACCATTATACTTTTCTGCTTCTTTAAATAAGTAAGATTGTACACCTTTAGGTAGTGGTTGGTTAGGGTGTGTTAATACTCTGCCTAGCTTTGCTAACCATTGTACTCTAGCACCAAACGTAGTCCAACCTATTTGGAAACCATCTCTCATTGTTTTAACTAAAGTAAAATCTCTAAGTAAATCAGATGTTAATACAGGTGCTTTACTACTAGCATACTGTGATGCCTGTCTTTTAAACTTATTTGCTTTTTTTCTTGCACCATACTCTGCTGTATAAGATTTAAATGCTCTATCATATACATCTTTTGCATCTTGAAATATATGCTTTCTGTACCTATCTCTAACATTAGGCCCTATCTTTCTAAAAAAAGTAGCATCAAGCATTATGGATTTTCTCTAAATTCTTCAAATCTAATACCTTTATCGTTTTTAAAGGGTTCTTTGTGGTCGTGTGTTCCTTCATATATTTCTCTTGGAATACCATTAGGATATGCTTCGCATTTAAACATACCTAAATAATTCATACATTTTACACATTGGTCACTTTGCATTACATCTTATCCTTTATCTCTGTTAAATACTCATCTAAATATTGTTTTATAATTTTTGGTAATTCATCTGCTGCACCTGTTGCATACATACTAAATGATTCTGCAAACAATTCCATAGGGTTAGCTGAAGCATATTCTGAAATCATACCAACCTCACCTGTTGCAATACTTTTTTTACCATTAGTTAATAAAACCTCTTTACCTTTTTTATTAGCAGTAATTCTATATATATCTGTCCATCTTTTATTCCAATATTGCGTGTCCACTCCACTAGATTTCTTCAAACTTCTATTTACAAACCCACTAAATTGATCGTGCAATATATGCCCTGTTTCGTGCGTTATAATGGTAGTAAGTTCGTTACCTTCTATCGTATATACAAATCTTTTAAAACCAAAATCATCAATAGTCTTTAATTTTTTTTCATATATGCGAATATTTGTCCTATACCATTTTATTTGTCTACCATATGCGTAAGCACCTTTTTTTTCAAATTCAGCTAATTTAGCCTTCCAACTATCAACAACCTCTCTAACATCTTTCATATAATTAGTATTAGTTGTTTTATAGTAATTATCTAGTGCTTTTCTTGATAATGCTCTTTTTGAAATACTTAAAACCTCACCATTAGCAGCAGCCATTGTTTGGCCTGATGCTCTCCCATCAATTCCCCGTTTTAATTTTTTTAATTTATAAGTTGAAAATAAACCTTCTAAAGTATCTGTTAATTCGTTAGCTATATTTAAATCTTTTAAATTAGTTAAAGTTATTTTATCTCCTACGTTTGTTTTTAACCAAGATTTAGAATCAGGTATAGTTTTGTGTTTACCTGCTTGATACAAAGCATCTTTATTGTATGGTTTAGGTTTAGGTTTATATACAGGTTTTGGTTTGTTTTTTATTACTTGCTGTGCTTGTTTACCTTCAAACAGCTTAATACCTTCATCAGATGTTATTTCCCATTTATGTCTGCAATTAATACCACCACCATCTACTAATGAAGCTGTCCAACCATTACCTATTATTTCTGCTTCTGTTAATGCACCTGCACTTGCATACTCTAAACACTCATCTCTTGTTCTATCATCAATAGGCCCTACATATACATATTTAGTATCAGATGGTGCATCTTTCATCATAGTATTAGTTGCTACTCTGCTATATGTATTTAATCTTGTATTTAGTACTGCTTTTTGTGCTGATGCAGATGATGCTACACTTACTTGATTAAGTATTTCTGATTTAGCCATACCTGATAATGTAGCAGAATTTAATATGTTCTTCAATTCAGAAGCATCTGTGCCTATGATCTCATCTAATACAGACAAATTACCTGATAAAAAAGATTGTAATGTTTGTTCATTTATCGCCATCAACATCTCCAAATGGTATGGTTTCTTCTAATACTACTCTATGTTGTTGTATGTATAGTTGTTTTGCTTTAATTATTTTTGCATCTAAAATAGCCTTTAAATCCATCTTTTCTAATGCTTGTATAAATTCATCAGGTGTTACTTTATCTTTTAATTTAAGCAAATCCTGTGCTATCTCTAATTTTGCTTTATCAAGTATTGTAGTTACTTGTTCAGCAACATCATTTATTTTATCTTGATCAGGCATTATTTAAGTAGTTCTGTTACTGTTTTTTTAGATTCCCAAAACTTGCAACTCCAATATCTTGCTTTAGTTTTGTCTTTTGCTGTATCGCATTTGTGTCTTGCTCTAAATGATTTACGTTTAGCATCACTAAATCTTTTAATAGATAGATTAGGATCACCAAACATAACCTTCTTTACTTTATCACCTGCTTTAACATAAACCTTAAACTTCTTTCTACCATAACCTGCTTCACCTTTAGTTATTCTTGAAGGTTTGTCTAGTGTTACTTTTTTTCCTTGATATTCAGCCATTATTCAACAGGTTTAGCTAATGCTTGTAGTAACGTATTTTCAGGTGTTTCTGCTTCTTCATCATCTTCCATCTCTGTTTCTTTTCTATCAAATAAATGATCTTCTGCTTCTTCTCTAGTTAAATCAGGGTTCTGTTGCATAAGTATATCTGCTTTATCTATTAGTCCGTGTGATAATTCCCAATCCCATTTTTCACGTTGTTCTTTATCACTTAATATTTCTACTGATTCAGAGAAATCAACATCTTCTAAATCACCTGCATCTTGACCTATTTCAACTGCTATAATTAATCTTTCTAAATCAAACAGTTCCATTTCTGTATTTCTCCAACGAGTAACATCAGACTTTCTATCATCTGTAAGTTCTATGTTTCTCATTTTTAAAGCTACACCACTTGCAGCAGTAGTGCCTTCTACAAAGCTAATGGGCAGATGGTAGTTTTGTGATAGCATTTTATAAGATGATTGTATGGATTCATCTAATGCAGGTATTGCGTTAGGAGGACTTACTATGCTTATACTACCATCTACACCCAAAAAGTTAATCTTGTCTTGACCTACTTGCATTTCATCAGGATCAATACCTGAACCATTAACAAACAAATAACCAAATGATTGAAACATAACATTAGCATTTTTATTAGTTTCAGCTACGTTAATAGCTAGATTAGCAGATATTAAATCATTAGAAGCATTAGTATCTAAATAACTAAATTCAGGTTTACCTTCTTTAAAACACTCAACAAAAGGTAGTTTACCATAAGGATTAATCATATCAGGATTATCATCTTCTGTATATATCTTACCATTCTTATCAAATACAAAAGTGTGTTCATTATCCCAATATACAAATTGTTCAGGAGTTGCATCTAATACTGTTGCTTTCATAGTTATAGGATATACAATAGCACTAGGTTTTAATGGGTCATCTTCAAATATAGGTTCATAATC